TGGTTTACCTTTTAAGTGGAGAATCTTTTTAGTAAGAAGAGTATTTCAAATACCTTTAATTAATGCAGAAGATATTTGGAATAAAGATGAAACTCATGACTGGGAAAAAAGAAAGGACGTTCCTTGGATGGTTCATAAGAACAAGTTTTATCCAGATGGAATTGATTGGGATATGAGAACACCGATGCAGTTGCGTAATGATGGTGTAGAATATACGTTTGAGAATTATATTGATTGACATATACATAGAAATACTTTATAATAAAGGAGTAATTACAAGAGACTATGGCAAAAGGTTTTACTGTTAAAGCCAATGCACCTAAACCCAAGAAGGAAGAATGGGATTATGATGCAATAAAGGCAAGGATGAAAGGGAAGACAATTGTATTCTGTCTACCAGGTCGTGGATGTTCATATGTGTTTTTAAAGAACTTTGTTCAACTGTGCTTTGATATGGTACAGAATGGAATGAGTATTCAGATCTCACAAGATTACTCTTCAATGGTTAACTTTGCAAGATGTAAGTGTCTTGGAGCAAATGTTCTACGTGGTCCAGAACAAGTACCTTGGGATGGTAAACTCAAGTATGACTATCAACTATGGATTGACTCGGATATAGTCTTTGATACACAGAAGTTCTGGCAGTTATGTGATCTTGCAGTACCTGCTGATGATAAAGAAGGCAATCCAGTTCCTGAAAGAGAGATCACAGGCGGTTGGTATGCTACAGAGGACGGCACAACTACTTCTGTTGCCCACTGGTTAGAAGAAGATGACTTCCGCAAGAACGGTGGAGTCATGAATCACGAAACTGTGGAGTCGATCAGTAAGCGTAAGAAACCATTCACTGTAGATTACACAGGTTTTGGGTGGGTCATGATCAAGAATGGAGTCTTTGAGAAACTCCCATACCCTTGGTTCGCTCCAAAGATGCAAGTCTTTGAGTCAGGTAAGGTTCAGGACATGTGCGGAGAAGACGTATCGTTCTGTTTAGACGCTAAAGAGTTAGACTATGAAATCTGGTGCGATCCTCGTATCAGGGTCGGTCACGAAAAAACTCGTATAATCTAGGGCGTGACTCGTATGAACATTAATCAAGGAGAATTTAACTAGTGGCAAAGATGTACACAACGGGTGGAAGGGAAGAGATCCTTACCCGCCCGAAAAAATCTCGACAAGGACAAGGCAAACATACCAAATATGCCGCTTCCTCTCGTAATGGGAAACCCAAAAGAAGACGAGGACAAGGAAAATAAATAAAAGGGACTCGAAAGAGTCCTTTTTTATTGAATAGAGGTAACATGGAACCAAAAATGTTAAGAGAAATCGCTAATGATGCTATCACACCGAAGAAAAAAGACCTAAAAGTACAAAATGACCTCTATGAAAAGAAAAATGATGGTGATTTTTATGAAGGACTTGACTGTGATGATGAATTCTACAGTGGTGCTGAATTATAATACTAATTTCCTTGATAAATAAAGATATATTTACTACGTATATAATAAAATAGATGCCTTTAGAGCGAGTTAGTCAAGGTTTTAAAGACCTTAGTATGTCATTTCAGGCAAATCCCCTGAATGCAGACCTTATTGGTCTTAAGAATGAGAATGCTATTGCTCGTTCAGTGCGAAACATTGTCATGACTATACCAGGAGAGAAACCATTTAATGAAAACTTTGGTTCAAAGGTGAGTGGACTCCTATTTGAGAACGTAGATGACATTACTGCTGCTGTAATTGCAGATGAAATAGAAGAATCTATAAAAAATTATGAACCTAGAGTGTCTTTAAAGAATGTAGAGGTGTTTCCTGACTTTGATAACAACTCATTTGATGCTGTTGTTACCTATAACATCATAGGAGCAGACGCACCACCACAAGAATTACAGTTCGCTCTGTTACCAACGAGATAAAATGCCATTAGTCAATTTTTCTAATCTGGATTTTGACCAGATTAAGACAACGCTTAAAGAATATCTTAAAGCAAACTCCAATTTTACGGATTATGACTTCGAGGGATCTAACCTTTCCTCGATTATTGACGTATTGGCATACAATACCTACATAACTTCTTATAATGCTAACATGATATCCAATGAGGTGTTCATTGATAGTGCTACTTTAAGAGAAAATGTAGTCTCATTGGCAAGAAACATAGGATATGTACCACGTTCAAGGAAAGCAGCAACTGCATCGATCAATTTTTTCGTAGATTGTTCAGGTGTTATACCAACTCCTGCTACTTTAACACTTAAAAAAGGTCCAATAGCATCAAGTGAAGGTGCTTTTGGTGGTCAATCATTTATTTTTTCAATTCTAGAAGATATTACAGTTCCAGTCAATGATGGAATTGCATATTTTGACGATATTATCATTTCTGAAGGCACATTATTGACTTCAAACTTCACTTATTCTGGAAGAAACCCAAATCAGAAGTTTATTTTACCAAATAGTGGAATTGATACTGCATTAATCTCTGTTACCGTTAAAGGAAACCAACAATCAACAACTTCTACAAAATATACGACTCAAGATAGTCTTTTAGATATAAAATCTGACTCAAAAGTCTATTATTTACAAGAAATTGAAAATGAAAGGTATGAAATTTTCTTTGGAGACGGAATTTTTGGTAAAAAACTTGAAGAAGGTAATTATATTACTATAAATTATATTTCTTGTAATGGAGATAGTGCAAATGGCGTAAATCAATTCCAATTTTCTGGAAAATTAACTTATATACGTAATTCTAACGAGTATACAGTTACAACTGGTATATCTTTACTTACAACAGGGATAACTGCTCAAGGTGGAGAGGTAATTGAGAGTGTAGACTCGGTTAAAAAGTTTGCACCACGAATTTATGCGTCTCAAAACCGTGCTTTAACTGCAAATGACTATGAAACATTGATTCCTTCCAAAATTTATCCCGAAACAGAGTCAATTTCTGTTTTTGGAGGCGAAGAATTAGTTCCTCCACAGTATGGTAAGGTCTTTATTAGCATAAAACCAAGAACTGGTGACTTTTTACCCAACTTGATCAAAGAAAATATCAAAATGAGGTTGAAAAAGTATGCAGTTGCAGGAATTGTCCCAGAAATTCTTGATTTGAAGTATCTTTATATTGAAGTTAACTCAAAAGTCTATTATAACACTAATATGGCTCCAAGTGCAGAGTATGTTTCTACACTTGTTCAAGAAAATACAACAAAATATTCTGAATCTACTGAATTAAATCGTTATGGAGCAAGATTTAAGTACAGTAAGTTCTTATCTATCATTGATGACAGTAATGAAGCAGTTACATCCAATATTACGACTGTTCTAATGAGAAGAGACCTTCGGGTTGCTCTTAATTCCTTTGCTGAATACCAAATTGGGTTTGGAAATGAGTTTTATATTAAGAGTATGGATGGTTACAATATTAAATCATCTGCATTTAAGGTAACTGATTCCACAGATGACGTTTATCTATCAGATATTCCAAATACAAATAGAGAAACTGGTTCTTTATTCCTCTTTACTCTACCTGATGCTGGATCTACTAACCCTACCATAATTAAGCGTAATGTTGGTAATATAAATTATAAAAAGGGCATAATAACGATTAACCCTATTAATATTGTAAATGGTAAATTAAAAGATGGGCAAACAATTGTTGAATTGTCTGCTTGCCCTAAATCCAATGATGTGATTGGATTACAGGATCTTTATTTGCAACTAGATATTAGTAATAGCACCTTCGATACTGTTGTTGATGAAATTGCTTCTGGATTAGACCCTGCAGCATCTAATTATGTCGTAACTTCCAGCTACCACAACGGGAACCTAGTAAGATCATAAAATGTCAGAAAAAAGAATCCAATTTAGTAACATAGTACAGAACCAACTTCCTGTGTATACACGGGATGAGTTTCCGTTAGTATCCGACTTTCTGAAATCTTATTATGAAGGACAGGAATACCAAGGTGGTCCTATTGATCTGGCACAAAATATTGATGAATATGTTAAAGTTGGTAATATAACTAATCTTACTGGTCAGGTTGGATTAAAAACTGATATAACACTTAATGATGAGACCATTGAAGTTGATATGGTTAGTTATCCTGCAGGAACGGATGGTTTTCCAAAGTCTTATGGATTGCTTAAAATTGATGATGAGATTATTACATATACAGGAATTACAACCACTGCATTCACTGGATGTATAAGAGGATTTTGTGGAATAACCTCTTATAAAGCAGAAACCAAGCCAGATGTATTGGTATTCAATTCAAGCACCTCTGAAGGGCATATAGCGGGGTCTAGGGTTGAAAATTTAAGTTCTTTGTTCCTCAATGAATTTCTATTAAAAACTAAAAATCAATTATTACCTGGTTTAGAGAATAGAAGTCTTTCTTCTAACCTAAATCAGAACCTTTTCATTAAACAAGCAAAAGATTTTTATTTAAGTAAGGGTACTGATAGATCTTTTGAAATTCTGTTCAAAGCACTCTATGAAGAAGATGTAAGAATCGTAAAACCAAGAGATTATCTCTTTACACCTTCTAATGCTAACTATAGAATTACAAATGACCTTGTAGTTGAGGCAGTTGAGGGAGATCCTGCAGAATTAGAGAATTCTACATTATTTCAAGACAAGTATGGAGATATTACAGAAAAAGCATATGCTCCAGTTACTAAAGTAGAACCAATTCAAGTTGGTGCAGGAAAAACTTTCTATAAATTAAGTTTTGATGCTGGTTATAATAGAGACGTTAGAGTAGATGGTTCAATATATGGAACATTTGTTGTACATGATAAAACAAGAGTTATAGGAGGAGTTGCTGCTGGATCTACTTCTTTTGATGTTGATTCAACTGTTGGATTTCCAGATTCTGGAGAATTAACTGTTATATATTCTGATGCAACTATAGGAATTGTTAGTTATACTTCAAAATCAATAAATCAGTTTTTTGGAGTTTCTAATATAACTGCAGATATTCCTGATGCAACTAATGTTGGAATTAACACCTATACATACGGTTATTCCAATGTAGATCCTACAGAACTTGTTAAAGTAAATATTACTTCTGTTTTAAACAGTCTTAATTATCCAGATGACACAAATAATTTTTCTGTAAATGAAACTGCTAAAATTAAGACTTTAGGTGATAATGATACTAGTTTTAAAGGAAAAAATTGGTTCTATAATATCGCTCCTGTTTTTGAAGTTAAAGAATTAGAGGTAATTGATCCAACTGATAATACATACTTGGTTCATTTCTATGTGGATCATTCTTTTAGGATTGGTGATAAAGCAGATTTAATTGACAATGCAGGTGGAGTAAAACCAACATCTACTGTTATTGATATAGATGGTGCAAGAAAAATTACTATTAAAGGTCAGGGATTACTTGATTTATCCTATAAATTTACCATTAGAAGAAATATATTAAAAACCCAGTCTACTACATTCCCTGATGCATCATTATATTCAACTAATGTTCAAAATGTATACACAAGTGGTTCAAAATATTTGGTTGCTTCATCATCAATTCCAACTTATAGTTCACAACCATTAAATTTAGATTCTCAAACAATTACTTTTTCTGGCACTTTTGTTGGGGAAGAACTTCAATTAGTATCAAGTGGTGATCATGGGTTCTATACTGGTGATGCTGTTTATTATTATCCTCAAAGAGTTTCTGAATCATTTTATGATGCAGGAGTATTGTCCAGTAGAGAAGTTATTAAATCTTCTTTATTTGAAAATGATTTAGGTGTAATATCTGCAGGTGATACTGCTACAAATGAAGGTCTTTATTTTGTAAAACGAATCAACAGTTTAATTGTTAAATTAGCAAAAAGTAGAACAAATTTATCAAATTCTAGTTTTGTTAAATTAAATACTGCTGTCACAGTACAAGATAATAAATTAACACCTCATAAGTTTAAGAAAAAGTCATTAAGATCACAAAATATTTTTAGAGAAATTGATTTACCTTCTAATGACGGCAATTATTATAAAACAACTCCTGGATTTACAGGTATTCTAATTAATGGAGTTGAAATATTAAATTATAAATCACAGGATTCTATTCACTATGGAAAAATTAATTCCATAGAAGTTATTTCAGGTGGATCTAATTATGATGTATTAAATCCTCCACATTTAAATATTGTTGATAATGTAGGAGTAGGTGCAACTGGTAGTGTTGCTGTTTCTGGATCTTTAAAGGAAATAAGAATTGTTGATCCTGGATTTGATTATGTAGAGACACCAGAGATTAATATTTCAGGTGGAAATGGAAATAATGCAAGAGCATCTGTAAATACTAAATTAATTACCCATAAAGTTGATTTTGACACTTTACCAAATGGTAGTGTTAATCTTACAACTAATGTTATTGGTTTTAGTACTTATCATAAATTTAGAAATGCAGAAAGAGTAATTTACAAGTCTAATGGACAAAAAGCTGTTGCGGGATTATCTACTGACTCTGAATATTATGCTTCTATTATTACTAATAGCACTATAAAATTACATCCATCTAAACAAGATGCGATTAGTGGAACTAATACAATAGATCTAACAAATTATGGTGTAGGAAGTCATACATTAGAATCTTTTGATAAAAAGATGGTGATTGAAGGAATTAATATTATTTCAGGTGGTTCAGGATATTCTAATAGTAGAAAAACAATAACTCCTGTTGGAATTAATACTTCTAATAATACTATAACATTACATAATCATTCTTATAATTCTGGTGAAATAATTCAATATGGATCAACGGGACAGGAAATAGGAGGTCTTACAAGTGGATCTGATTATTATGTTACTAAAATTAGTGATGATAAATTTAAATTATCTGTTATAGGACCAGATGATCAAAAAACATTTTTCTATGACACTAAACAATATATTCAGTTAACTTCTGTAGGAATTGGTACACATATTTTTAATTATGAAGATATTTCTATTACAATATCAGGTAAAATTGGTATTAGCACTGCAGAATTTGATGGAACTCCTGATGAAATATTTGGGGCTAAAATTCAACCTATTGTTAGAGGATCTATAACATCAATTGATTTATCAAATCAAGGTAATGGTTATGGTGATTCTGAAATTATTAATTTTAATAGAGAACCTAATGTTACTTTAGGTGCAGGAAAAAATGCACAAATAAAACCAGTAGTTAATAATGGACAAATTACAGAAGTATTAATTCAGAATAGTGGACTTAATTATAATTCACCACCTGATATTATAATTGGTGGTTCTGGAACTGGTTGTGTTCTTACACCAATTCTCGAAAATGGTAAATTGACATCAGTTAAAATAATTGAAGGTGGTAGCGGATATCTTCAAGATAATACAACAGTAGCAGTTTCTGTTCCTGGTGATGGATCTCAATTTAGAGCACTTCTTCAAGAATGGAGAATTAATTTAGTTGAAAGGAATTTAAAGAATTTTACAGGTGATGATGGATTTATTGCACATGAATTTAATCAAAATAGTGGATTACAATTCTCTCATTTATATGCTCCACGCAAATTAAGAGAATCTGTTTTTGCAAGAAATCAAAGTGGTGATATTTTGTATGGTAAAAATGATCTCCAAATATCTAATGGTACTGAAATCCTATCTAGTGACCATTCTCCAATAATTGGTTGGGCATATGATGGCAATCCAATTTATGGTCCTTATGGATATATAACCAAATCTGGTGGTGCTATATCTCAAATGAGATCTGGTTATTCATTAGAATTAAAAGATGGAAGACCTTCTACTGGTTTATACCCTGAAGGATTCTTTGTAGAAGATTTTACTTATAAAAAAATTGATGACGATGCAGTTCTTGATGAAAATAATGGTAGATTCTGTTTTACACCAGAATTTCCTAAAGGAACCTATGCATATTTTGCAACTGTTAATGATGGTCCTGCAGATTCAGCAGAGAACTTTAATGGTTTTAAAAGACCAGTATTTCCTTATTTAATAGGTAATGGTTATCAGTCAACACCAAATAAATTTAATTATAATGTTTATTCAAATCAAAAAGATTATAAGTTAGATAAAACAACATGGTTAAGAAATACTCAACCATATAATTTAATAGAAACTCAAGAGGTTGAATACAAGTATGCATATATTCCTGATGATTTAAAACAAACTATTGATGTTAGTTCAGTAACACCTGGTAAAATTGAAAAGGTAGGTATTTCCTCAAGTGGAGATTTATATAGAATAGGTGATACTATAGAATTTGGCACATCTAATACTAGTCGTGACCAAATGGCTGGATTTGGTGCTGATATTGAAGTATCTAAAGTTTTAGGAAAAAGAGTTTCTAGTATTAGTGCTGCAAGTACAACAATTACTGGAGTAGAATTATATCCAGCTGAAAATGGATTTAATGGTCAGTGGAATGTTATTAGTGATAATCCTCATAACTTTAAATCAAATGAACTAGTTGTAATCTCTGGTTTATCTACAACATCTTCGGGATTAGAGGGTGCATATAAAGCTGGTATTACTACAGACGCATTTGTAATGACTGGTATAGGAACTACCACAGTCTCTGTTGATACTACAGGTGTAACTGGATTTGTTACTTTCTTTAATATCGGTGGTAATCTGGATAATATTAAACCGAATGATATTCTTGAAGTTGAAGATGAAAAAGTAAAGGTTTTAAACGTAGATGATGTATTTTCTAGAGTTAGAGTTGTAAGAGCACAAAATGGAACAACAGGAGTTGCACATTCAGTAACTACAATTGTTAAACAGGATCCTCGTGTAGTAACAATCAACGCAGGAATTAAAACTACATTTACTGCAAAAAGAAATACTCAATTATATTTCAATCCAATAGAATCTGTTGCTCAAGGAGTTGGTATTGGAAGCACACTTACATTTAGTACACCAGGTGTTGGATTAACTGAATTGTTTGTTCCTACAAAATCAATATATTTTAGAAATCATAATTTAGAAACAGGTGATGAAGTTACATATAACACAAATAGTGGAAATGGATTAAGTGTTGTTGGTGGAACATCTGCATTGTTACAGAATGGTGAAAAATTATATGTTGCTAAAATAACAGATAGTTTAATTGGTATTGCAACTGTAAGGGTGGGATTAGGCACTACTGGAACATTTGTTGGTATAGCAAGTGCATTTAGAAATTCTACTACTTTAGCATTTACTGGAATTGGAACAGGAGTTAAGCATAGTCTTAAAACTAACTATAAACCAATCACAGGTGATATTACTAGAAATAAAGTAAATGTATCAACTGGTGATTCTCATGGATTAATTTCTGGAAATACTGTTGATATTAATATCAATCCTGGAGTTACTACTTCTATTGCTGTTAAGTATAATGATTTTAATAGGAGATTGGTATTAGATCCTAGAGTATTTGCTGCATTAGATATTGATAATAATGCAAACAGTATTACTATAGAAGATCATAGATTTAATACTGGTGATAAGGTAATCTGTAATATTAATTCAAATACAAGTAACCTTATTAATAATGGAATTTATTATATTATAAAAATTGATAATAATAATATTAAATTATCTACTTCATATTATCAGTCTAAATTACTTAATCCAGTTACTGTTAATATTACTGGTACAGATTCAGGGTCATTCTCTGCGGTCAATCCTCATATAGATCTTTATAAAGATTCTACAGTAGAATTTGATGTTTCTGATCCATCATTAGGATATGATAGTCAAGGAAGTTCTTACTCTGCATTTGAATTTAATTTTTATACAGATGAGAACTTTACAGATCTATGGGAAAAAACCGCAGATAGTGTAGAATTTGAAGTTAAGAAAACTGGTAAAATTGGTGTTTCTGCTGATGCAAAAGTTTCATTAACTGTAAATAAAAATATTCCTCAAAATTTATATTATAGACTTGAACCAATATTTGAAAATAATTTACCTCTTGTTAAAAAGGAAATTGTAGTAGATGATGAAGTTGTTAGTGGTAGTCAGGTTGAAACTTTTGAAAGTAAGTTTAATGGAAATCATTCTATTGTTGTTGCTGTTGGATCAACGAATACCTTTGCTTATACTTTAAGTCAGTATCCAGAAAAAACAACTTATTCTACATTAACTTCTCTTATTCAATATGATACTAATTCCAAAACTGCATATGGTCCAGTTGCTGATTTCCAAATAAAAAATGGTGGACAAAATTACTATTCATTACCTGGAATTAATACCATAACAACTGAATTTGGTAGTAATGCTGTTATAAGTGTTGGAAGTTCTAGTATTGGTCGTATTAAGAAAACAAAGATACAAAATATTGGATTTAATTTCCCATCTGATACAACATTAAGACCAACTGTAGCATTACCACAAGTAATGAAGATGAAGTCTTTAGCATCTATCGGATCTATTGGAATTGCTTCAGTAGGAAAAGGATATGCCGTTGCTCCAACATTATTAGTATTTGATGGTGAAACTAAAGAGCAAGTTAAAGATATAGATTTACGCTATACATTAGGTGATTCAAAAGTTACTATACTAAAGAATACTACTGGAATAAGTCCAGTTACTCCAATTATTATACCTACAGGTAACTCTAATGGTGTTGGTATTAGTACAGTTGGATTTAATACTACTACTAAAGATGTAACTCTTACTTTATCGGTAGGATTTAGCACTGCAAATACATTCCCCTTTGAA